CCTATCCCCTGTGTGCCTTGGCAGTCTCAGCCTCTCTATGGGCAGTCGGTGATCTACTCAACCAGTCTACCCGCCCACTCTGGACGCTCTGGGCGGCTCTTGCTATCAGGGAAGCTCGGCGACTGGGGCCAGTCGCGGAGGACCTGTATGTAAACTAGCAGCTCGTTGAACTGATCACCTGCCAGCGTGGTAGCTGTCCCGATTTCGGCCTGATCACGGTGACGCTCGCGCAACCACATCACAGAGGCCAACTCGGTGTCGCGCCACTCGCGTTCCTGGGTTGCTAGGTCCAGCACCATATCGGGCGCATCGATCAGATACGGCAGACCGCGTTCATCGTGAGCGCGAACTTTGCCAGCAGGAGGATTACCGATAACGTCCTGATACAAGGCATCGGGGATTTCGACTGCATCGACGGGCATGGACACGTGCATGCCGCGCAAGTACGTGGTTTGGGTTGTCTGGCTATAAAAACGCATGTGGCTTCCCTCAGCTTCCGATTGCGATGTATTTAGCGCCGTTAGGTGCGGCGCCAGCGTTGGTCCTGAAGCTGACACCCGTCTGCGATAGCCCGAACGATGCGACAGCATCTTGGGTGGGCACGGCATTCGTTGTCCCTATGTGAGTAGTGGCTACTACCGCAAAAGCAGCGTTAGGAAATGCCATGGGGAATGTCACCACAACAGGGGTAGAGCTGAAACCTACGGATGTCCCCCACTGAAGAACCAGCCCGCCGAGCCATGAAGGAAACGCAATGTATCCATTCGCCGCGAGGCTGATCGAGAAGCCCCACCGCAGCTTCTTCGGTGTCGGCATAACAAAGTCGTTCGCGCTATCAAGCATCTGCGTGGTAGTTGCGACTTTTGTCGTACCCTGATTGATCTCGGTCGCCTGCGCCGCCAAAGCAGCCAGTGCCGCAATATCAATGTTTCCCTGATTGATGGGCGCGTTCCACGCCTTAATGCACCACATGACGGCCAGGTTGCGCGGACGTGTTTCACTGCCGCCCTCGTCCTTCGTGTAGTTATCGTAGTTCATCGCGGCATTGCCCAAGTCTGCATACAGCCAACTGCCAGAAACGCCACCTGCCGCATCAGAGTTTGGCGCAGCATGCCTGTGCTTCTTGAACTCATCGGCCTGCCAGCTGCCAATGCTTCGCCCCGGATCTACTCCGCGTCCATGGTCCCAACCACGAAAAAAATCGCCCCGGGATTCAGGTAGGCGGAAGTTTCCCGCTCCTTCATCGCCCTTATTGAAGGTAGTCCCCAGATACGCCGCCAGCTCGGGATACACCGCAACGCTCTGCACGCTGCCGTCGACCTCCAAGAATCCAGCTGGAACACCTCCTTTAGGGAACGGCACCATGCCCCCCACAGGAAGCGACGTCGCATATTTAAGCAACTCATCGACTTCCGCCCTGGAATAGGTCGCAGCCTTAGGGTAGGCATCCGTGATGCCATAGCCGCCGAGGGTGGTCGCCTTATTGGCTTTTGCCGCCAGGGCATTGGTCATTGTCGTCGCAAAGTTTGGATCATTGCCCAGGGCGTCAGCCAACTCCTTGAGCGTATCGAGCGTGGCAGGAGAAGATGCAACCAGATCAGCGATCCTCTGTTGAATCGCAGATGTAGTCTCTGCTTTGGTGAAGGCATCGGTAATACCGAACCCCGCAATTGTGGTTGGCTTGCCACTGAGCTTTAACCACGTACTTGCATTGGTCTGAATCACTTTGATGGCCTTTAGAATCTGAGAGTCATCAGCGTCGTCCAGGAGCAGGCCAGCCCCCTCTACCAGATGAACCAGTTCCCGCTGTACTGCATTCAGCCAAGCGGCTTTGAGCAGCGTAGCCGCTACACCCGCGCCAGGATTGCCCTCGGTGAACTCACCCTGGGCGTTTGCCGACGCTGTACTTGCACCGATCTTTTGCATTACTTGTCTCCGTAACCGAACAGAAGAATGGATTCGGCGGGCTTCATTTGGCTGAGCCTGCACTCAAGGGGCCTATTGCCCCAGGCCGCAAGCGGGTCGCCCGCTCCGGTGATTCCTGCAACAGCCCGGCTCACCGTCACCGCTGGCGCGTTGACGCGCCACGTGAACGCCCAATCGCCGCCGTTGATTGGGTCGCCAGCCCGTGCTATGCCCGCACAAGCCGGACGAAAGGTATCGATGGTTATGTCGTAGCCCAGGGACTTGGCCAGGGCGATAAAAAAGGACCGGCTTTGACCACCACGACCTTGCAGCTTGCTGACAACCGCCTGCACACGCTGGCGAACTGACTGCGGCACGCCGATAAGGCAAGGATCAGGTAGCGCAAGGACGCGCTCCCAGTCTGTAAGCCCCATCCCGGAGTCAGCAAAAATTGCGCTGTAAGTCGCCTCGGCTTGAGCATCAGAAAGTGTCAGAGCGTTGGCCTCGGCTTCGATTGCAGCCGATAGGCGCGGCGCCGAGCCGTCATATGAGACTGGCGGGAGCAACAGCCGGATCTGATCGGCAAGGCTGGTCATTCCATCACCCCCAGCGTGATGGCTCCGGGGCGAATCCAGCCGATCAAGCCAGCGTCATCAGAAGCTTTGACGTTTCCGGCCGGGGCCGTAACGGAGCGATCTGTAACCCCGGCCAGATTGTTGAGCATTGCCTCAATCTGTGAGCGCTTGAGCATCTCACGAGGCTTTAGTGCCCCGAGCAACGTGTTGTAGGCGACCTGCGCGGCCGCTTGCACGTCAGCAAGCTTGTAACCGTCCGCCAGCTCTACAAGAGCAGTGGAGTCGACTGTGCGGACCACTGGGGCATAAACCCACACATCGGCAATCACCGAACATTCGCCCAGGATGAACTCATTGCAGTTGGCTATGACTTCGGCCGATGGGATGCCGGTACTAGCGGTGATCACCACGTCGACAGTGCCCGCACCACGACGCATAGGCAGCACCAATGCATCCGCCACACCGGCAACGCTTCTGGCCCAGCGCTTGAAATCATAAGCCGTGCCACCTGCTGGCGGCGACTGTATGAGGTCAAGGAGCCGGGCAAGCAAGGACTCCGTCCTTTCCTGGTCATCACCACCGGTAGTCTCACCAATGAAGCTGGCAGCCGAATCCATACCCAGCGGCGGGCTGGTGAGTACAAGGCCACCAGTCAGCTTGTTGAGTTGGGCGCCGACAGTCTGCGCCTGGACAAGAACGGTTGCAGTACCATCGGTGCCAATTGTCGCGCTATCTAGTGCGTCGAACTTCTCACCGGTCACAACATGAGTGAGGGCGGCCCCTGGCAACAACTCGACACTTACTGCACCTTTCAGTGCGACGGTCCCTGTCGCCGCTACAGCACCCTTGCGCAGCACTCCCCGAATTGCAGCCGCATGCACCAGTTCTTCTTCGTCGGCGGTGTCTGGGAAGATCTGGCGATACACCCAGGCGAGCTTCTGATACAGGCCCTCGATAGCCGCAGCAACGGCAGCAGAGCGCACATAGTTGTCACTGTCGGTGCCGATATCAGCCTCGGGCTGAACGTTGCGAATGTCGCGCAAGATCGAGGCGAGAATGCTTTCCAGGGAAGGCGCAGAAAAGGCCATATCAAATCACCCTTACAGGTTGGCGGAACACCTGCGGACCGCCGGTGGCGTCGATGATGTCGATGTGCAGGTCGAGCCAGCCGTTGTGGGGCTGCTCGGCGGTGATGGTGATCTTCTTGGCGCGGCCGTCATCGAGCAGCGGCTTGAGAGCTTGCTCGGCGTATTGCTTGGCAAGGATGCCCACGCGGGGCAGATCCTTTTCGCGGCGAAGTTCATGCAGGCGTGAGCCCAGGGCCGGGTCTTTCCACCAGGTGCCGAGGGGAGTTTCAAGGCGGATGTAAACGGCGTTCGCCAGCGTATTAATACGCTGGCCCGTCAAGTCGCCAGTTGTTGGGTTCATGCCTGCGTCCATGCCGAGATAGTGCCTCGCATGCGCGAGAGTCTGAGTATCAGCGGGGTTTAAGACTCATTGGAGCGGGACAGGCGGCGGGGTTACTACGTGGGTGTGAACGTTAAAGAGGTCGCGACCTTCCTGCATGCTGCGGGTGTGGTCGGTAATCTCCCCGTCAGCTTTGATACTGCCGTTGGCATGCTGGTCGCCGGTCATCTCAACCAGAGGCGTCTCAAAGCTAACCTTTGTCTTGGCTTTGATTACCAGAGTATCGGTCTCGACCTCAATCAACCGCCCACGCCTCATGTGGATGTAATCGCCCTCATCGGTGTACAGCGATACTTCGCCGTCCTGGAGCGTGAGGCGATAGCGCCCGTCCTCGCTCGCTACGACGACGGCATGTTTACTGTTGCCGCCCACAGGGATAACCAAGTACTCGGCACCAGCCAGAGGCGCAGAGCTGAATCCGTAGTGCTGGAACAGCTCGCCTGAAACCGACTCGCCTGACAAACCCTCCATCTCGACCCCGATCAAGGTTCCGTGGGTGTTCCTGGCTGCAACGGCACGGAAGGCTTGACGAACGTTGCTCATCACTCGGGCGACTTGGTCGCGCACCAGGCGCGGTAGGCTGCTCATCAGAGAGCCTTGATCATTTCGATGAAGGCCGCGTCCGAACCAGACTTGCCCTTGCCTTTGCGCTTCTTGAGCTTGTTCCCGTCAAGCACCCACATCTTGTCTTCACGCAGGCGCAGCTCGGTGATAGCCCCCTCGCCACGAGACAGGCGCAGGGTGCGAGACATCAGAAAGTAGGTTGCATCCAACCCATGGAGTTCACTACGGACGATGACACGCTGACCAGGGCTCCAGACTTGGCCGCCATCGGCGCGGTGCCCTTTGACGATGGCGCGGATCTCGAAACCCTCCAGTCGACTATCGGCCAGCAGCTTTCGTGCGCGAGTGGTGGCCATGTCCTGGTTCTCGCTTGAGCTATCGATAACGACCTTGGGCCGGAAGATCCCGCGACGTGACAGCGTCTCGTCTTGAATGACCGAACGCAGGTGGGAGCGCTTGGTATCCAGGCCATCATTATCGTACTGGCCGTGCTGCCCGAGGACGGTTATCTGGCTGTAGCGGTTGGCTATCGAGCGTCGGACGCTCAGGCGCTGGACGTTGTTGCCCACGCCATCTTCGCGCAGGATCAGGGTGCCCACAGGCGGTGCGTTGTAGTCCGGCCCGCCGATGATCAGACGCCCGTCCGGCTCGATCCATGGCCATAGGCCGTTGGCCTCGGCGACCTGGAGCAATGCCTCCCAAGCGGTCTGGCCAGGCTCGATCTGGATGCGGCGTCGGGTCTTGGCCTGGTCGGCTCGGATCTCGACCTGGTACGTGCCCAAGGGTTTTACGACCTGGTCAAGAATCTGCGCCAGGGACGCTTCACGCATAGACACGAAAGGTGCCGAGCAGTCGACAAGGGGCGCCGCCCGGTCGCGGCCGTTGATACGCATATTGATACCTTGGCGCGAGACATCGTGCTCAAACTCGTCAATCTGCCCGGTCAACACGCGGTCGCCGTCCAATGTCAATGAACAAGGCGCGCCCTCTTTGATCACGTCAGGCAAGCGAGTGGCATTCTTTGTGTGCAGCTCCAATTCGAAGGCATCGGCCGGGGTCAACAGATCAGACTCAACCGACCAGCCGTCCCAGGCTTCGTGGAACAGGCCGCCAATAGAAAGTCGGATAGACGGAACAGAATCATTCAGCATAAGCACGTAGCACCTTACCGGCCGGGATGTTGTGAGGGGTGTTCAGGTCGGGGTTAAGCCGGATCAGCTCGATAGCGCGGGCATGGTCACCGTACCAACGATGGGCCAACAGGCGCAGGCTGGCCGGAGTCTCGACCACGCGCTCGACCATAGGCGGGCTCTGCAAGATCACCTGCCGGGCTCGGGCCTGGATCATCGCGGCGGTGTTGCGCAGCGCCTCAATGACGGGACGGGAGGTTTCCACGTCGTAGAGTCGACGCTGGAGCAAAATTGCGCCCTGGACCAGGGAGCGCACCAGGTTAACCAGACCCTCCAGCTCCAAGGGGCTCAATGTCGGCGTGCTGGCTTCGTCCTCGATCACGCCGGCCACCGCCAGCGCATGGGCTGCGGCAAGCTCGGTGACGACCAGGACAACGAGCGCGAACGCACTGGCTTCGACCGGATCGTCAGGCATACCGTCGGGCAGTCTGTCCGCATCAGGGGCGACACCTTGGCGGGCACTGATCAAGAAGGCATTGGCAGCCTGCGCAGCATCTGTGGTCAAGGTGTCAGCGCCTGGCATGGTCGCCGGAACGCCACTTCGGGCAAGCAGTGCCGTCGACGTGGTGGGTGTGCTGTCACTGATCGAACCACGGATCTGCGTCGGCGTGCGGAACAGTTCAGTCAGAGGGTCGAATGCCGCCGAGGGACGCTTGGCCATGGACGCAACACCGGACACAACGCCAAGGATTTGTGACCGCAGTTGTTGCACGCGCAGGAAGATACCTGGCAGGCCCAGCGCTTTCTCGATCAGCCCAACCCAACCGCCACCGATCCAAGACTGGATCTCCGCGACCAAGGAATCGACGCGGCCGAACAAATCGAAGATGCCGTCCTGCCAGCGATACTGGTCCTCTTGTTCAAGCACACCGATATCGACGAACTCAAACTGCCGGGCAAAAAATGGTAAGTCGGGGGAGTCTTCGACAAACAGCAGGCTAACCATTGCAGCGTCGGGGCGGTCTGCAACGTGTTTCACCTCGACGTTATGTGAGACGACATTCATGCTGCCGTAAATCGGGTGGATCAGTTCACCAGGGCCGCGCCGATCTAGAACCCGCAGAAGGTTCTGTAGCTCAATCTCGTAGTTATTGCCGTAAACGATGAGCTGCATCGGGACGCGACGAGCCCCTCGGCCCAGGTCGACCACGCTGTCACCATCCTTAAATGGTGTTCCATGCTCGGACAGCGCCCGCTGCCATTGCAGGCTTTCGTCAACGACCAGGAGCGGAACACCTCGAAAGGAGGCATCCAGCAAGGTTTCTGACCAGCTCATCCGCCGCGCCTCATCTGAATGTCCGCTCTGCGCTCGACCTCGGCCTGGATCATGTTTGAGTCTGTGCGCAGCTCGATGACCAGGGGTTGGTCCAGAAGGCGCCGGAGACGTGCCTCGGCAGCGGGCGTTTCAACCCCAGCGGTTACGGCGCGATTCGCGACCCCAGCGGCCCACTGATTGGCCCCATCGACCGGCAAGCCCGATGCCGTCAGGCCGGTTTGCTGATGTGCCAGGCGCTGGGCCTGAGAGGACAGCCAGTCGGATGATTGGCCGGGGTTCTGTCCGGCCAGGTCTATACGATTGCGGTAAAAGGCGGTCTGGTAGGTGCGTTGGTCATCGTTGAGCAGCTTGCTGCGCTGTGCAGCATCCAGGCGGCCTTCGTCTGTGGCGGTCGCACTTGCCCCGCCAATCTGCGTGGCAGTAGCCCCTAACGCCGCAGGTGCCAACCATGGCGCGATGATGCCGCCAGGTTTGCCCTTACCTGCGGACGATGGCGCACCCGCTAGGTCCGGCACGCCGCCAAGTATGCCGTTCGGCCAGTTGGTAACGAAGACAGAAGTAACGCCTGTCGCTTCTTCCAGGACTTTGCCGACCGCAATGTTTTTGAGGGTTTCAGGCCCGCCCGTGAGCTTGTTGAACAGTGCTCCGGCACCGGCTTTGGCACCACGTCCGGCGTAGTAACCACCGACACCCAGGGCGGCACCACCGAGCAGCATCTGCTCACCGGACAAGTTCAGGTCATCGAGCAAGTAAGTGCCCATGTCAGCGAAGCTCTTGTTTAGAGGTTTCGCCATGCGGTCGATGGCTTCACCCAGTGTGGCCTTCATTCGAGAACCGACAGCAGTCGAACTGCTCATGTTATCAGCCAAGTCTTTTTCAAAAACGCCTTTGGCGTTATTGATGTCGCCAGTACTTTTTGCAAAGTTCTCCAGTCGGTCACCAGTCAAGAACGCTTTAATTCCTTTTTGCGTGTCTTGATCCATCTTGCCAAACACTACATCCATGAATCGAGCGCGATCCTTGTCATTCTTAAGCGCTTTGTACTTGCGCTGCAGATCAAGAAACACATCCTGAGTATTCCTTACGGACTTATCCTTATTGAAGAACTCGACACCAGTGTTTTTCGTAACACTCTTGCGGTAAGCCCCATTATTGAATGCGCGCAAAGTTGACTGCGCAAGGGTTCCCAAACGATCAGGCTCAAGTTCAATAAGAGATAATGTCTCAACAAACGAAAGAGACTGAGCCATAGACATGCCCGCAGACTTGGCGTCTTGCCCAACTTTTGGGAAGATACTTGAAAGATTCTCAAGCTCTGCGTTACCCAAACGGCCAGCTACGATCATTTTTTGCAGGATATCTACAGCTGCGTTTGGCTTGGAAAGGTCGATATCAAAAGCACTTGATCCAGTTATAAGCGCTTTAGCCAGAATGCCAGAATCAGCGCCAGTAACTGCGGTGGCTTGAGCGATAGCTTCAGAACTTGCCTTCGCTTTATCGTAAGACAAGCCACTTGCGATCAACGTATCGAAACCTGTTTGAACTTGCTCACGCTCAATTCCATAGGTGTTTGCTAATCTCCACTGCTCACCACGCCATTCTTCACGCTCTTCAACTGACATGCCCGCAGTCTGTTGAGTACGAATAAGCTGACGGTCCAACCTAGCACTTGATGTCACGCCGGATACAACACCAACTCCGACACCCAGCCCAGCAAGTTGCCCTTGCATACTGCCGCCCAAACCCTTCAGACGGTCAAACTCCTGGCGGACACCCATAGCTATGGTTTTCAAGTTGCGAAGATTACGCCCACCGTTTTGCGCCAGGCGCCGAAAGGATGACTCGGTTCGCTCAACGCTCTGGCGCAGCGGCTGCACGCCCTGGCGGTCAGCGCTAACCAGCTCGGTCTTGGCATCACGGGCAGCCTTACGGGCGGCGGCAGCCATCTGCTTGAGTTCGGCCGAAGTCTTGCTGACCTCGATACGTGTGCCAGAACCAGCACCCGCGGTTTCACGCATCGCGCTACGGATGGTTTTATAGCTGTTGGCCCCCACTCGACCGACGTTGGTTATTGCCGTGGAGGCTTTCCAGCTTTCATCCGCCAGGGACTTGGCGCCTTCCTTGCCCGCCTTGCGAAGGTCGCGATTGATCTGCTCGATCTCGCGTCGGCTGTTGCCTGCATGGGCCTGGAAACGAAGCGCTACGCGCAGATCAGAACTCATTGGATGCTCCCGAAAGGGTCTTACAGGGACAAGAAAGGCCCGGAATCGAGCCTGGTCCTATCTTGGTTTCGGCAGTGGCTTGCGCTGGCGCTTGCTGACGTAGCGTGTTTTCTTGACCTTGCCGATGATCAGATCGATACGGGCGTCGATCTCCGCCCTGGTCATGCGGCGGAGTTCGTCGAGCCGGTAGCCGTTTCGGACGAGGGTGTGTTCGATTCGTCGCCAGTCGGCGTTGCCGCGCTCTGCGGCGCGAGCTTTTTTCCAGATCAGCATCCGCGTTGGCGATGATGGCCAAGTCGGTTTCAGCGAGTTGCTCGCGCAACAGCTCGACAGTCAGAGCCTCGGTCGGAATGTCACCCAAGGACAGCAACTGGCGGCGATACACTTCGAGGGTGGTCAACTGAAAGGGACCATCAGGATGCCGCTCTTGCGCTGCGACCAGGTCACCCGCCATGCCGACGCGCAGGGTGAAGCGCTTGTGCCGAAGGCCCGCGTAATAAACACCGATACGCAGCTCGCCGGTAATGGTCAGGCCGTCCCACTGTTTGTTCGCTTGCTCAGTCATTGCGTTACTCCGTGTAGTAGTTCAGTGCGGCGATGGTCAGGTCGCGGGTGGCTTCGCCTTCATGCTGGTACTTACTGCCCATCTCCATCAGCGCGCAGCCGGTCCAGGTCTGGCGCTTACTGCCGCCATCTTGGGGATAGATGGTCAGCTTGGCGTCCAGCAAGGCGCGCCAGTCCGGCTCGCCGGTTTTCGGGATAGGCACGGAAATTTTCAGTTCGTGCTCTTCAATACCTTTGGCCGTGCCGGTCGCTCGGCCCGTGCGGTTCATGGTCTTTACAACTGTGCGCCCGGTCTTGAGGCTTGGCTCGACGCTGGAGACCTCATAGTCAGTGCCGTTGATCTCCAGGACGATCAGCCCCACATAGTTATCAGCCATCTAAAGTCACCTCTTATTACAGGAGCAGGTCGATACGACCGGCGAATACATGCAGGCCGTTGACTACGTCAGTGGGAATGGCGGCGTTGAGGCGGTTTACGTCCTGGAGCGAACGCTCGACCACCAGGCTGGCTGCGTTGGCCTCGACCTCTTCGACGATCTCCAACTCTTCCAGCTTGAGCAGCACGTCCAGCAGCTCACCCCGCACGGCCTCTGGGGTTTTCTTGGAGAGCTTGGAGCGCGGGAAGCGCAAGCGGATACGGTCACGGCAAGCCATACGCACGTAATACAAGGTGCGGATGGTGGTCAGATCCAACAGCGACACATCCGTGGCACCTGCCGCAGACTTGGTGTATGTGGTCACGGCGCGGACAATCTGAATCACATCACCGGCCGCAACCTCCAGCGGGGTGACGCCGTTGGCCAGGGCGGTTTCTTGCTCGGTGCGGCCGAGGCGTTGAGTGACTGGCGGCACCTTGATGCCCGTCAGTACCAGGGTGTTCAGTGGCCGGGCTGGGTCTTCTTCCGATGCGATCATCGCGGCGTAGGCGGCGGCGACCTGGCGCGCAGTCGATGGCGTACCAGGCAGCACGGCAAGGCTGATAGCGCCGGAGTTCAACGACGTAGCCACGGTGGTGGCGGCAGACAAGGTGCTGGTCAGCGCCGCAACGCCGATGATGCCTTGCTGCTCCATTGAGTTGGTATAGAGCTGGATGTGGGTACGCAGCGCAGTGAGCGCGGTCTGGCTGTACCAGGCAGGCACCAAGATAGTGAACCCGCCCAGGGCGGTTGCATCCAGGGCAGCCTTGATGTCGGGTTCACTGTCGCCCTCGACCACTACACCCACGGCCGAAAGGCTGGCATAACGATAAGCCGTGATGAACGCCTCTGCCATTTCCTCGGCGACCGTTCCACCGAACAGCGCTTTTGCCTCGGCCGCGCTGTAGATCGGTGTCGGCACGTTGGCCCCAACTGTCGCTCCGGTGCCCAGGGGAACGATCAGGCAGACGCTTTGTTTATTGGTCGGCAGTGTCCGTACCGCCAGGCTGGTGTTGAACTCCATGTACACGCCGGGTTTGCGAATCGACGCGGGGATGGTGTCAAAGGAAATGCTCATTCAGCGGCTTCCTGTGCGGGTTGTTTGGCACTGCGCGGTTTCTTCGCCGCCAGCAGTTCACCCGCCGCCAAGCGACGGCGGTAATAGGAGGTATCCGGTACATCGACGGCCTTGTCGGGCTCGTCGCCGATGTACTGATATGGATCTCCTTCCATTGGCACCTGTTGACCAGGTGCGGCGATAACGTGCATTACACGTCCCTCAATTCGATTAGGTCTGGCCACCGGGTTGGGGTTGTCCGACGGGGAGTGGTAGTTCAAGTCAATACCCAGGAATTCCGGCAGCGCCTCTTTCGGCTTCTCCCAGTCCAGCTCGATAACGAACGACTGCCCCAGGACGGAAAGGTGGTCGCTGGCCAACTTGCCGTTGACCAGGTTGGAAAGCTCGGTCGGTTTGATGGCAGCGCGACCTATCCAGGGCTGCCAGTCCACGAGCTGGTGCATGCAGGCCTCCCACAGCGCATAGCTACCGATGTCCTTATCTGTCGTACCGCGCCGGGTTTCCCTTTCGCCCCGAGGGTGACGGGTAGCAATGATCAGGCGGAAGGTGATCGGCACCGAATAGCGGGCGTTGGTTTTGCGGATGAATGTCGCCTTGGGCACCATCAGCAAGATGGCCGGGCAACGCTTGAGCAAACCGGACAACAGTTCAGGGTCGCTCAATTCGCCGCCATAGCTGCTCACCACCAGGCGCTCCAGCTTGCTTTTCAGCTCATTGAGCCGAGCCTCGATCAAGTCCTCCAGTTCGCCCAGCATCACAAGTTCCTCAAGGTGCTGCGCTCATGAGCCGGGGTTGCTGGGATATCTGGAAACCAGACTGCCCACCATCCGAGCCCCACGCTCCTTGTCTTCCCTGGCAAGGATCACCGACTGCCCATAGAGAGGCTGAGACTGCCAAGGCACACAGGGGATAGG